GACTTGCTAACAAATAAGGTGATTTCTCGCCTGGAAGACATCGGGAGAGCGAAACAAATGATTAAATCGATTCTAGATGATGACATTTTTGACACTCTCAGCAAGCATAATCCATATTGGGACTCTGAACATGAAGTTGAAAGCGAAAAACTCTACGATTGCCGCATGAAGTTTGGTCTTATTCAGGATAATCTATGGGGTCTTTATAGCATTTTAGATAAGGAAGAGGAATGAGCGGAAAAAGAACTAAAAAGCTTAGAAAAGAGCTGAGAGAAATTGTTGAAGGTGGTAAGATCTCTAACAATCTATGGAGAAGGTACAAAAGATCGTATATCCGTGGATAAAATGTATGCAAGATCATCTCTTGTTGTGTTTGATAGTGGCTTGGGAAGAAACTATCCGCCAGAAAACGAAGACCATGAATTTAAGGGCGTTGAACGATTCATGGTGGCCGCTTGGGGCTCTAAGAAATACCAAGCACCTTTAGCCAGTTTGAGAGAGTGGACTAATCTTGTAGGGTTTAAATCTTACAGCTCAATGAAGGCCTTCATGAGTCGTACGTTCGAATCGTACAACTGGCAATGCCAAGGATGGGAAGATGCTCCCCATGTAGGAGAAATCCGAAGATGTAGCTTGACTCTTGGCTGAGGCTCGCTTAAGCCTTGTCAGTGGGAATGTTGTGTGTCTAACAATGTATTCATCAATCTCTTCCCACATAGCTTTTTATGCAATGGTGGCTGAGTGGTAAGGCAGTCGAGTTCTTTATAGGGACTAACATAGTCGATGAGCTTACCTTGAGATTTCTAACTATGGACTAGAGAGGTAGAGGTGGCTTGGTAGGTTCGAATCCTACCCATTGCAATGATGTGTCGATGTGGAGTTTAAATCCATAGACGGCATCTCCTGATAAGGCAGATTCAGGTTAATCTCACTGCGCAGGATGCCTTCCGAAATAAAACGGCTAGCGGTCACGGCGAAATAGTGTCTAATTACGGATTTGATCACCGGAAAATGACAAGGTCTTGCTTGGTTCAGCCTAGACTAAATAGAACCAAGACGTATTAATTCTTTACATATCACGGAAAGAGCTCTCGCAAGATTGAAGTTCTCTTTCATGTGGTCTGGAAGGTCTATATCAGGGTTTATCTTCTTAAAAGAAATGACAGCCTTTTCAAATTCTTGATCGGCTGTATCTGCATGAGATGAGAATGTCTTTGATAGAGAGTCAATAGAGTAGTCTTCCATTAGTAAGGAACCGATTTACCGCCAATTCCAGCGCGTTTCTTATCTCCGGACTTGGTAGAATTTGTCTTAGGTGTTAAACTTTTAGGTTTAGGTGCTTTAGTTTGCTTGACACCTGTGACAAACTTAGCTACTGGATCTGATTTAGGCATATATTCTCCTGGGTTTTTAAAATATTTTCTTTATTATAGTAACTTATGGAAAAACAAGAAAGCTTAATCGATTTGATTCAACAAGCCACATACATGTTGATGGATAGACCTAAGAAAGAGCAGGCTCTGATCTACTACATTTCTAAGCTTGATTCGGAAGAAAGAGCGGCTATCATATTGGCTTATCAAGGGTTACATGGACATAAAAGAACCTAATACAACTCCTGAAAACTGGAAAGAAAAACACTTTTGCGAAATTCCATATAAATATCATTTATATGGTGCAGCAATTGAAGATTGTCACGAAGATCAAGATGGTTATCTTTTTGTAAGTAATAGAGAATATGGCTCTCAAGTGAATTTCTGCCCTATGTGTGGTTATAAAGCAAAGAAAAAGATAGGTGAATGATGTCTGAAATAAATCCAATGCCGAACCCCCAAGATCCTAACGATGCAATGTATCGGTTTGTTGATGCACAGCCTCCTAGTCCTTATCCTAACAACCCAGATTCGTCACTGAGCCACTTTACAGTGCGTCAGTTCACGCCAGAAGATATCACCGCAGCATTCCCAGTAGTAGTAACCAAAACAGCACACGGATTCCAGAATGGGCAAGCAATCAGAGCAACGAAGTTTGTTTCTTCTCCTATTACTGCTATTACAGGCATGCAGCAGCTTAATAATAGGCTGTTTTACATCAGACAAGTCACAGCAGATACTTTTCAGTTGTGTGATTCCAATACTACTCCTATCGATGGCAGGAATTTTACTCCGTATATACAGGGCGGACAGTTCACATTAACAGGTCCAGATCTGCCTGTGGTGAATCCTTCGCATTTTCCACCAGCAGGCACAGTTCCTTAGAGTAATGAAATCATTTCTTATGATCATCCTTTTTCTTATTTTCATCAATTTTACCGCACAAGCTATTGGCGCATGCTGTAATTCCCATAAGAAATACTCTTCCTCCCCACTCTTTGCACACAGGAATAGGTAGAACCATCAAGAATAATCCACAAACTGAGCACGTGACACCGTAAACAAGTAGTGCCGGAACAATGATCTCTTCTTCGTCTTTATCATCGTCTTTATGTTTATCTTTCCCGTGCTTAGCCTCAAGACATAAAATTTCGTCTAAATCATTTAATTGGTAATCTTCTAAATACATCACCTGTGCCATATGTGTATGGTGATTTTTTGATTTTTTATCTCTTGATTTTATCTTTTTCTTAATAGCATCTAATTCCTTTTTAGGATACTTTCCAGACTCTTTTTTGATGCTTTTACCAACCTCATCAATGTACAGGTCTATATTGAATGAAACGTTATATGTGTGTTCAATCTCATTTTTAATATCCACAAGATATTCAATCATAGAGTCGGGACTTTTCTTTTGGCTTTTAGCAAGCTTTTCGACAAGTTTTTCAAGACGAACCATTGCAAATGCATCGCCAATGTTAGCAGCAGGCAGAGGAGTTGCGTAGGTTATCGTAAAACAAGAAAGTATAACAGACAGAAGTGCCCGGTTAATATAGTGACTACGGAAGATATTGCCCATTTAAGATGCCTTTGTTGTGTCGGTGTAAGTGTGATTGATAACTGTTTGAGGTGATATGTAATTGCCCATCCAAGTATGAATGAAGTCAAAGACATAAATAATAAAATCATAAACATGAAGTATAAAGCTGCTTGATTCTCACTCATTAAAGTTGGCTCATGAATGCGATAAGATTTAAACATAGAAGAGTGTTAAAGAACCCGTAATAGTACCATGGAGAATTTTTTCTTTTCATTACCAGAATTTCGAATAGGATTAAAACCAGTGTAGCTATAGACGGCCACAGAAAATTCAGCATCATAATTTGGTCCTTTTTTTTCCAGCTGTGTATCCCATATAAAAACTAATACATCCACCTATAAATGATCCTAAAAAAAATCCTAAATATTCAAGATTCATAATTCAATCCTTATCGGTTTATTCACATGCTCATAACGTTCATTCACGATGCTGGCGTTTACACACCATGTGTTTGGTCCTTCATGCTTATACAGAAGTTTACTTCCTCCGCACTCATGAATATGACCGAATATATGAAGCTTAGGTTTTATCCTTTCGATTGCTTCTAAAAGTGTTTTACTACCGACATTTCCATTTAAGCATTTGTCTAGAACGCCGTGAGGAGGGGAATGTGTAATCAGTATGTCTGTATCATCAGGAATCAGTTTCCAGTATTCATCTAACCAGTATTCTGTATCACATCCAAAATTAACTGTGAAGGCACAACACTTCGGATTTATGCCAGGAAATTGAGCTGTCCATGGTGAACCCCAAATCTTTAAACCTTCGAATTCTGTTCCTGAATCGCAGAGATATTCAGCTATTTCTAAAAATGGAGTCGAACCAAACATGTAGTCTAATTGCAAATTACCATCATGGTTTCCTGCAATAACGATCTTTTTTTTATAGTTTTGTTCAGATAACCAATTACGAAAATATATATATTCTTCTGGTTCATCTCTAGCAGTCAAATCTCCTGCCACAATCAAAAGATCTCCGCCTTCGAGTTTAGGGTAGTAGCCATGGAGGTCTGAAATACAATCAATCTTCATTTTTAAGTTCTCGCTGTAAATACCATATGGCTTTTTCAAGATCTTGTTGTCGGCAATCTTTCTTACCTGCTCTCAAAATGTATTTTACGGAATTACCTAGGTTAAAATTAAGCCCAAACGCTTCTATAACATCTATGGCTTCAATGTTCTTGCCTTGATAGTGGGGAGGATTATTTACCTTTTCATCATTCATCATCTTCCTCATCATCTTCGTCAATCTTGTCTTCTGAGAACTCTGGAGGAGTGTCATTTTGATTTTGTGGATCATTGTCGAAGTAGTATTTACATCTCTGAGGATCGTATGTTTCTAGCCATTCTTTTAATTCAGCCTCTTGAGCGTTGTAAATCCAGTTGTAGATTTCCTGACACATAGGATCAAACTTAGGCTGCAATTGATTCTTGATAGAGAATTTTAAACATGTCATTAAACGTCCAAAGCAATTCTTTTTAGCTGCATCAACAAGTCGTATAGCTTCTGTTTTTGTCTTATTCTCTTCTGGAGAAATGCTTTCTACAGATTTGACAGTCTGATCTAATAACTTCATGATCCCCTTCTCAATCTGACTAAAAGGTGCATTGTGAGGATCTGTTACTACTATTGTAAAAACTAAATGATTCTGTGTTGTGATGGTTCTGTTCACCTTAATTTCCATGATTTCTCCGGTGTAAATATGTTAGCAAAGGTTTTTTTATGAAGCAATTTATTTATTTTGTAAAGAAATTTCTTTAATCTTTAAAAAAAATACTTTACACTTTAGCCGAATAGGGAAAAGGCTGAATGATTTGCAACGACAACGCACTCGAAATATTAGGAAATCAAGACTGGCGGCTTAGGAATCTTTATAAGATTAAAGATAAACAAGGGCAGATAGTTGACTTCGAACCTAACTGGGCTCAAGAGTCTCTCAAAAAGCCTCATTATCTCAACATTATACTCAAAGCACGCCAGCTTGGGATTACAACTTATCATGCAATTTTGTTTCTAGACACATGCCTCTTCAACCATAATGTAAACTGTGCCATCGTAGCCGACAGCAAGCCAATCGCAAGAGAAATATTCATCGACAAGGTTAAATTCGCATATGACAATCTACCTCAGTTCGTTAGAGACATGTGTCCAGCGTATAGAGACAACGTTCATGAGATGCGATTTGCGAATGGTTCCGTCTTTCGAGTCGCTACGTCACTACGTGGTGGGACATTGCAACTCCTACATATCACTGAGTTTGCGAAGATTTGCCAGGACAATCCGTCCAAGGCTAACGAGATCGTTTCAGGCGCCCTTAATGCTGTTCAAGCAGGTCAATTTGTTTGCATTGAATCAACTGCAAGGGGAAGAGAAGGTCACTTCTTTAACTTATGTAAAGAAGCACAGGCTTTACAGGACGCTAACAAGCCAATTGGAAAGCTAGACTGGAAATTGTGGTTCTTCCCGTGGTGGAAACATCCGGATTACGTCATAGACGCAACCAGTGTGTTAATTACTAAAGACCTTGAGAAGTACTTCTTAGAACTAGAAAACAAAGATATTATCTTAAATGCAGAACAGAAAGCCTGGTATCAGAAGAAATCTATGACAATGGGCGAATATATGAAAAGGGAGTTTCCTTCAACTCCTGAAGAGGCTTTTGAGAGTGCTAATGAAGGGTTCTACTTTGCTAAGCAGATTAGCCAAGCAAGACATGAAAGAAGAATTTGCCACCTACCTTATGATGAAAACGCTAAAACATATTCAAGCTGGGATATCGGAATCGGAGATTCATGCGCAATATGGGTGTGGCAGCTTATCGGTAAAGAGATTCACTGTATAGACTACTACGAGAACAGTGATGAAGCTCTTGCACACTACGTTAAATGGCTAAAAGGAAAACCCTATATCTTCGAAAAACACTTTCTTCCGCATGATGCAGCAGCAAGAGAGAAGGGTTCCGGTAAGTCTTTTGCAGACCTTGCAAGAGAAGCAGGACTTAAAGTTGATATCGTTCCAAGACAGGCTAATGAAATGTTTGGGATAGAATGCCTAAGAAATATGTTACCTAGATTCTTCTTTGATCAGTCTAAGTGCGAGAAAGGTGTTAAAGCAATTGAGAACTTCCGTAAAGAATGGAATGAAAAGCTAGGTTGTTACAGAGAGAGAAGTTATCACGACTGGGCCTCTCACGGATCTAAATCCTTGATCTATGCAGCAGAGTCAATTCAACGCCTTGTGGGCGGATCAGGGATGTCAGCAGAAGAATGGAAGAGAATGCGTAAGGAATGGCTGTAAATGGATTTTGGGCTAGATAAAGAAGTTCTTAAATTACAGCTACAGAAAATTACAAAATATATTGAAGAAGAAGATGTTTTCGGAATTTTGGAAGATAAACCCTTTATCTGTGGAAATCAGGCAATTTTAGATTATCCCAAATTCTTAAGGATTCAGGTTAAAATTTCTATCCATGAAATGAATCTGGAAGAGTAATTTTTTTGTCCTAACTATCAAGTAATTATTTGAAAACAGGCTGAAATGCAAGCTTACCAATACGACGGAACTAGCAATTACACAATGGACCACAATAGCAAAGTGTTCCAATGGCAGCAATTCTTCTACGATGCATACAGAACATGGGGAGTATTCTACGCCCAAGCCTATAGGGATCTCAGAGCATATGCAGGGGACAATTGGACGAATCTTGAACGCACAAAACTTGAAAGACAGAATCGGATGGTTCTGGAGCTCAACAAAATTCGCCGAGTCGTCAATCTGTATTCAGGATATGAACGTGAGAATCGGACGCAAACGGTCACTGCTCCAGTGGAAGGATCTGATGAGATTACGGCGGATCTATTCTCTAACGTCATGTATTACGTCTACGATAAGGGAAATGCCGACTACATCTTCTCTGAAGCTTTTGAGCACGCACTCAAGACGGGTCTTGCGATTGTCGGCATCTACATGGATTATTCAAAGGATAAAGTCAACGGTGATATCAAGTTCTACTGGAAGCCCTTCAATGCGCTTATGCTTGATCCTTACTTTACTAAGAGGGATCTTTCCGATTGCGATCAAGCCTCTACAAGAGATCTTCTTAGCCGAGAACAAGTCAAAGCAATGCTGCCTTGGGTAGAACCTGAAGTCATTGACAATATACCTACAGGAATTAGAGACAATAAGTATCAATATTTAGGTATCTACAGACAATACAACTCTACCTACATCGCTCAGAATTTGATGACCTATGACCAATACTGGAAGCGCATTAGCAAACCACAAAAGTATTTGGTAGATACAGAAACAGGTGTTTCTGAAGAATGGTTTGGTACTCGTGCAGAAGAGAAAGAGCTTAAGAAAACACTAGAATTTACACCTCAAGTGCAGCTTATAACAACACACAAGAGAACTGTTGAACTTAACATTATTGTAGGTGGGCAGCTTCTCTATAGCGGTCCTGATCCTACCGGGCTTGATAACTTTCCATTCATGCCAGTGTTACTTTATCATGAGCCATTAATTGATACGTATGAGCTTAAGATTCAAGGACTTGTGAGATCTATTAGAGATGCACAAAGACAGTACAACCGTCGCCATAGCCAGATAATCGACCTCATGGAAAGCATTATCAATACTGGCTGGATTACAAAGAATGGTGCAGTACTTGATCCTACTATGCTGATGCAGGCAGGACAGGGAAGAC